CGTCGCCATTCGCTTGACGGCGCCAAGCAAATCGGCATCCGAATTCCCAACTATCCCGCCATCGCCCACCGTGTCCGGCAAACCCTGAACGTCGCGGGCAATCACGGGAACGCCGCAGGCCATAGCCTCCATCGCGGCCCGGTTCACTGGCTCAACGACGGAGGGAACCAGGAGTAAATCCAGTTTCCGGTAAATAGGGGGCAGTTCGGAGCGCGGTACGCAGCAATGAAGCGCAACGATCTTTATTGCACCGAGCCTGGCTTCCAGGGTCTTATTCGCGGCATTGTCTAAGGTAGGACCATAAACGTGGAAATCCGCAATGTCGGGATCGAATGCGGCAAGTGCGGTTACGAATGAATCCGGGGTCTTGGTGTGATGAATCCGCCCGATGATCCCGACTTGTAGACGCTTCGGCTTCCGCCCGCGCCGTGCCACGGGCTTGAACACGTCCAGGTCGACGCCGTGCCGTATCCGCATGTCCGGCCCGCATACGGGCACTACCCAGTCATGCGCGGGCTTGACGTTGCCCTGCCAGTTATGCGCCGTGCCGATGACGCCGCGGCCGAAATCAATCCCGTCCCGCAGCCAGCATTTACCCGGCGAATGGTGCCGCACCAGGTCGGGCGCAAGGTGGCGCAGAAGGGCAATGCCCTTCGCATCATCCTTCACGAGGTGGAGCTTGGACTTCACGAAATACGGCACCTTCACCGAATCGTGAAACGGTGCAATTACGTGAACATCGCAGAACCCGGCCGCCCATTCCGCGCATTCCGCCACGTTGATTACCAATCCCACAGGACGGATCGGCTCGGCGATGATGTGGACGAGGACGCCTCTTGATCGGCGCGGCCATGCTTCGGCCTGGGGTAAGGTCGGGGCGGGAAACGGAACCGCAGCGGGCAGGGGCTTTGCGATCCCGCCTTTATTCCCGCCCCCGAATTTCGGGCCAAACAGCCGAGCGTTTTCCTTGACTTGGGGGGATTTAGGGTTGAGAGCGGGGCGGGACTTTGCGTCGCAATCCTTGGACGTATCGGGCGGACCTTTCAGAATTTTCCAGCCCCTGGCTTTCCACACGGACCAGTTATCCCGGAACATTTGCTCCGTCACATCAACCCGGCGGCCCTTCGCGTTTTGGACGGTTACAGCTCCCACAGCGGCCCCTCTAAGCGTGTCTTGTTTGTCCCCGGCCCGTTAAAAGTTCGGGCCGGAAATCCGATTAAAGAGGAACGGCGCGGTCGAAAGGAGAAGCCCCGCGCCGCCCCAAATAAGCACTATCCGCTGCGGGATCAGGTGCTTTGGATATCAACGGCGTGGTCATCGCGCAGTTCCACGATGCCATAGAGCACGTCCACGGTGACGAGCGTTCCCAGGTATTCCTGGATGTAGCTTGCCTGGACGCGGGGGCCGAGCTGCACCGCAAGGCCGAACGCGCCACGCTGAAACATCAGGTTGTGCCGGGTGGTCACTTCGGAAACCGTTGTGCCGACGACCTGGTTGGTCGAGAAAACCTTGCACCCCAGGATATCCCCGATCAGACCCGTTTGCGTCGGGGCCGGGTCCGAGGGCGTCCTGAAATCGCGGTCCTTGACCTCGTTCACGTCCAGCAGGTCCTTTTTGACCGTGGGATGAATCACGAGGTAGCGCTCCACTTCGGGCGCATCGGCGAGGTCCAGGTACTCCATTGCCTCGGTCAGTTCCGCGTAGGAAACCGCGGCGCCGGCGGCGACCGAATTGGTCAGGCCGGAATACAGGCCGAGTAGATCGCTGTCCATTTGCCGAGCGATGGCGTAGCCGGCCTTCCTGGTGTAAATCCCCCTCAGGTCCTGATTCGCCTGAACCTTTGCGATGTCCTCAACCAGAAACGAAGTTTCGTAGTGCTTGTTGATGGTAAGCTCTATTTCCGTCTCGGTCGGGGATTGCAGGGTGACCGGCGTATTGGCGAGCTTCGCGTTGATGGTCAGGTTGCTTACGTTGGGGACATGGATGATATCCCCGTCCTTCCCCCACTTTGACATGTCGGTGACGAGCTTCGTCATCACGAGGGCGGATTCGGCGGCTGCGATAATATCCATCGCCCAGATTTCGGGAATGAATACCGCCGCCGTGGTGACGGTGATTTGATCGGTGCCTAGAGGCATTTGTTACTCCCGGTTATGCACCGGCTTGTTTTTCGGCCTCGCGTTGGAGGTTCTCTTTCAGGGATTTCCATTCGGGAGTCCCCACAGCCGGTAATGTTTTGATTTGTCCCGGCTCGTAACTGAATGCGGGGATATTGCTCGGTCGGGTTGCGGCGCCGCCGCCGGTGGTCGTCGCGGCTTGGCGGTTCGGGTCGGCCTCGATAAAAGCCTGGGTCAGGCCCTTCAAGCCGAGCACCTTGCCGTCCTCGCCTCGCGTGTTGACGCCGATTGCCTCCCAGCCCTTTTCGTCGGGCACGGGTGCAAACGATTCAGGGTCAAGCGAAAACAGGGGCACAAGCTGTCGCGTGATGTCGCCGGGTAACGCAGCCTGGGCCTCCGCCGCAGCCTTGAAGATTTCCCCGCGAATCACGACATCGGTGTGCTGGACCTGGAGTGCTTTCAGGGCGGCTTCGGCGGTCTCGCGCTTGAAGCGTTCGCCCTTCGTCGCGCCCAGGATTTTAGCTTCCAGGGCCTTCTCGTAATCGCCCTTTTCCTCCAGTTTCCTTTGTTCCGCCTCTTCCCGCGCGGTTCGGAATTCATTGACCTCCTTCTCCAATTCGGCCAGTCGCGTCTCCGAATCCTGCGCCCGCTTGATGCCGGTGTCCCGGCGTTCAGCGGCTCTTGCCGCTTCGCCCTTCCAATGAGCAACGTCCGCTTTCAGTGTCTCAACCGCGCTCTCCAACGCGGTCCCGTCGCCCTCCGACTTCAGGTCTTGAGCCGTGTCTTCCATTTCGTACTCCGTTGTTTACCGCGCCCTCCGACGCGACCCGGTGCCCTCCGACAACCGGGATGTTTTGCGATTCCGCCTGCTTAGGGCGTTATCGCCATATCGTAATCCGGGATTATAGCAATATAGCGGAATCGTGTCAAGGGGTAAAAACGGGGCAATGTCGCGGGTAAGGGGGCGATGCGCGGAAACGAACTATCCGGGATTCCCGGAAGGTTCAAATATTAAGCGGAGTTGAACTGTTCGGGATTTCCGAATGGTTCACCGAAATACGCGAAAGACGGAGTTACGCGGGCGGGATTGTATTCATGCGACGTCGCGGATGGCGGGCTTCTCCCAACCGAAGTCAACCAGCGAGCAATGGCAGCGGGGATGCTTGGGGGGTAGCGGGGGTTCATCCCCGCCATACGTGAAAAAGCGCTTGGCATAGGCGGCAACGCATTCCGGGCAGGCCCCGGAATCCATTTGAATTTCATATTTTTTGACGCGGGGATCATTCTTGCCGACGTTGTAGCGCTCCAGGTTGTGCGCATGCTGATACTCGGTGACGATCAAGCGCTTGGCGGCGGACAGGACGCCCTTGTGCGTGCCGGTCGCCGCGAAGTCAACGCCCCAAATTTCCCTTTCCAAAATCATCGCGAGTTCATTGAAATTCCGGCCCGATTGCAGGCCCTCGTGGAGGAACCGCCGGGTCCGGTCCAGGAGGGCGGCGTGCGCCCCATGCGGGTTATACGCCAAGTTTCTGAACACTCGCGCTTCGATGTCGTTGCCCTTGCGGAGGGCTTGCAGGGAACGCTTGACTGATTGCACCTTCCCGCGCCGGGCCAAGGACTGGTACGATCCTTCGAGGATTTTCTTTTCGACCAGCGTGCCAACTTCCAGCGTGGCCTTGAATTCCGTCGCCAACGTCGCGGAGCTTGCGGCAACCCACGGCGGGGCTTTCTTGGCAACCTTGTCCAGCCAGGCCCGCGTGTTCTCGTCCACCAGCGCATCCAGGGGCCGCGTCTGCGCTGCAACGGTGGGCGACAGCTTGAACAGTTCCCGTTGAAGCCGTCGCATGGACACGTCGAGGATGGACGTGCGGGCGGACTCCGGGCCAGTGTACGTGCCGTCCGGCAGCAAGACGGTGTGCAACAGGCGCCTGTGAAGCTCCCGATAGAAACGCTTGTACTGCTCCCGGTACACGTCAACCAGGTGATCGCGGATGATCTTCTGGGTCTGGTAGTTTGAATCCAGGAGTCTATCGGTGGGGGTGGGCATTATTCAGTCATCGGCCCGGCGTTGAAGTCGCCGCCGATTTTAATCTGTGCGTCGATCATGCCGTCCAGTTTCTTCCGGTCTTCCGTATCCATTTCGGGGAACCGAACGGCCATGTAGGACTTCAACAGCGCCGCGTTGACCTCGCCGGGGACCGTCAGGCTCACTGTCGAGTTGAGCTTCACCATTTCGTCCACAAGCTCCATCGTCGTTTGCACGCCGAAGTCCGTCGGAAATTCCACGGTGTAGTCCCCGTGATCCTTGCTTGCGCCCATCCATTGACCCATCAGCCACAAGGCGTATTCAAAGCCGTCCGCGGCGAGTCTACCCTGGTTTTTCAAGCTCTGGTTCGTCGGAAGGAAGTCGAACGCCTTGCTGATACCGGACGCCTGTTGGCCGCCGGATTCACGGGCGGCACCGCGGGTAAGGTCCGCCTTTTCGTGGATCGCGTTGATGATCTTCTCGCGCCACTCCATCAACGTCGCCAACTGCGAGGCGTCGGCGGAAATGTACGAAGGGGGATGCGTGCCTTTCGTGTGGGTAAGAACGGCTTGGATGCCGAGTTTGATTTTCTTTAGGGTGATCTTACCCTTGCCATCCTTGGCCTTTTCCGTTTCCGGCTGGCCTTCGATCACGAGCTGACTGAACGTCTGGCCCGACGCGAGGGCTTCAATCAGGGAATCCACGTTTATCAACGCCGCATTAAGGGACGCCACGGAATTCAGGAGCGATTGGCCGAAGAACTGCCCGTCGATGAACTTGTACCGGATCGTTGCAATCGGCACGACGCCGATGGGGTTCACGCCTTCGGCTAGGGTCTTTCCCTCCTTGTCCAGGTGGTAGAACGCTTCGGGCGTCCACAAGATATATGCCGGCGCCTTGGACGTGACTACGGTGAAGCCACCGGCACCCGTATCCAGCCGCGTAGCCTCCTCCGGCTGAATCAAGAGCGCCCAGGAGAACGTGCCGTCCGGGTTTTGGCCGAAGTTTTTTAATTGCGTCGGCGGCAGCGTCACCATGTACGGCCGGTCGCCAAGACGCAAAGCATCGGCTTTGGTCCGCACGGGCTGGTCGAGGATCGGCTTGTCGACGACGATCAACGCCGTGCCGTACACTTCGGCAGCGCGTTCGGCCCGTTGCATGAGCACATCGAAGCTGTTGCCCGCCGCGTCCACGTCCTCAAGGTAGCTCGTGACTTTCGATGGAGTCTTTTTGCCAATCGTCGGCTTCTCGTGAAACAGGTAGTTGAGTCGGGTATCCACCATCCGCCCGCAGAAGTCATCGGCCATAACGCGCTTTTTGCGCTCGTCAAACTCCGACTTGTCCTCGCGGGGATGCTGGCGGAGTGCGGACTGCGCATAATCTTCCCCGCCGAGGTCCGCTAGGCGAAACGCATTCCATTCCGCCTTTTTCTCCCTGTATTCGGGATGCTCGGAATCAACCAGGTTCTTCGTATCGGTGGGCATCATCGCCTCCTATCTCAGGCCCCGCACGATGGCGGGTTGCGTGTAAAGACCGTATCGGAGCGCATCAAGGGCGTGGTCGTTGACCTTGATGGGTTTCTCGTCACCGCCGTACTGATACGCCGGGAACTCTTCGCGGAGTTGGGTGCATCGCTCGTGAACCAAGAGGTTCGGCACGCCGTCCACCGGATGCAGGGCTATCATAACGCACTCGATGCCGGGCGCCACGGCGTTGTCACCCGGCTCCGTGTAAATGCCGACTGCCTCGAAATACTCCTGGCAATCCCCGCGTGACGGATCGTATATCAATCGCCCTTCGCCCCATCGTTCCATCATTCGCCGCGCCTCTTCGGCCCACCACACCAGCGTCCGGCTCGCCTTCACCGTCTCGTCTATGACATGAGGCCGTCCGTCGCCGTCCCTGCCTATCGCAAGCAAAATGTTTGCCTTGCTGGGGTGAAGATCGAAGCCGTAAAATATGTCGGAAAGCGGCGGCGGATCGCCAGCGAACAGGTGGATCGCTTCGGACCATTCTTCGTAAACCTGCCCTTCAAACGCATCCAGGGACGCCTCGTATTCACGCCGGTAAATGGCTGCGGGCAGTTCCCGTTTCTTGCGTTCGCATTCGGCCTGGATGCCGGGGACGGCTACGTTGTCTGAGGTCTTCCAGTTGAACGTGGCGTATTCCGGGTTGCCGTCATCGGCGGGCTTCATCAAGGTCTTGTAAAACCAATTGCGCCCCTTTGAAGCCGTCGTGAAGATATGCCAGCCCTGCGTCGAAGTGGTCCGGCCTTCGAGGTTGTCCCGCCACGCGCTTTCCTTGAGCCGCGCCGCCTCGTCGATCCATTCGCCGTCAACCGGCTCGGCCACGAGGTAGTCGGGATTGGAGCCGCTTTTGAACTGGATAGTGATGTTGCCCTTTAGACGGAGGATGCGTTCGCTTTTCATCTCGCCGACGATCAACTCCAGGGGCATCAAGAATTGCCGGATCAGGGATTCCTGCCGCCGGGTCAACGGGTACGTCGGGGCAACCGCCCAGTATTGCAACGGCCCGCGTTTGACCGCCCGATCCTGGTAAATGCGCTTGACGAACTCCCGCACGGCGGCATAGGACTTGCCGGACTGGACGCCGGCCAGGGCCGTCAGGTACCGGGCGCCGCTCCCGTGGAATCCCGACGCGACAGGTAGTGGCGTGTAATCGCACCACAGCGCCGCCTGGTCGGGTAGCGCCTCCGGCTTTAGTTCGTCGAGCCTACGCTCCCTGGCTTCAACCTCGCGCACGAGATCGGCTTCGGTGGCGAGGCCGTGCATTAGTCGTCGCTCCAGACAACGCCCGTGCCCTTGCAGGCGCGGCATGGGTATGTTCCCAAGGGTATCAGGGGGCTCCGTGTTCTGCCGCTTCCCTGACAGACCGGGCATGTATGGGGTGTCTTGCCGTCTGCCCTGCCTTCCCAGTAGGTGTAGTCCACAACGGCACAGGGATACTGCGGACACAGCGGCAGATTCGGGTCAGGAAGCGGGGGCGGGACGAACGGTTTGGCCTGCTCGGGTTTGTACCTGGCTATCTCGGTACGCACAATTCGGCGTATATCCACGCGCAGCCGATCCAGCGCTTGATCCACAATGGCCCTGATCTTGCTCTCATCCGTGATACTCAACATCGGCTAATTCCCTTCTGAAACGGCCGTTAAACGTTCACATTGCGATTCGATTGCGAAACGCCCATTGGCACGGGGCGCACGGTTTACGCCGCAGGATAGCGCCTCACGGCGTTTTGGGGGCGTCCTGGTCATTGTTCCGGGCCTCCAATGGCGGGGGCTTTTGCTCCTCGGGTCTAGCCACGCATTCCTGCCCCTCGATCACTTCCGCGCCCGTGAGCTTGCACCGGTAGCCAATAATTACCCGCCTCGCGTCATCCCAAACGGGTTCACCGTCCATGCAAAATGCCGTATCGCATTGTTTGGTATTCGTGATGTCCCTGGATTCGTATTCGCATTGACGATAACGGTGGCTGCAAATCAAAATGCCGCCCTCGGCGCGGCATCCGTCGCTGCAATAGCGCCGCACCTCACACCCTTCGCTGCTAACGCTCCATCCTTCCGGCGGGAAGCGCCATGCGGGACAACAATCAATGTCTTCCAGGTCACCCCGCCATTGCTCAATCTTCCCGCACGCATCGCACTGATACGTGATGACGGTTTCGATGATCGCGCCAAGCGGGTACTGCGGGTTCATGGTGAGCACGTTCATCCCCCCTTCGCGGCCTGCGCCGCCCCCAATTCTGTAATCTTCTTGTCCACAAGCTCAAGCCGGGCCACGACCGCGTCAAAGCGCTGGTCCCGCGGCTCCTTCTGTCCGAGCCGCTGCTTGCCGAGCCAGATCAGCATCCCGACGTTGCCGCCCAGGGCCACTTCGATCTGCTTCGACCGCAGGGCCTCGTCGGT